GGAGAAGGAAGCCCTGCGGATGGCTAACCACACCCGCTGCTACCACAAGAAACCCTCCCTGGATGAAGTGAAGGATGCGGTGACCAAACAGTACTGGTCTGGCGAGGGTGCTATTCAGTATGTGCCCGAAATGATTGCCAGGGCCAATGCCGATCTGCTCTGCACTGAAGAACTGAAGAAGAAGTTTCTTCATATCTATGAGGTGATCGGCCGCGACGAGGCACGCCTGTTCCTGAAAGATCTGGCTACGGAGGCCGGTGAGCCGACGGATGATCGGATCATGCAGCACCGGATGGATCGCTATGGGCTTAACCCCTGTGGAGAGATTGCCCTGCGTGATAATCTCTGCAACCTGTCAGAGATTCATCTGAATACGATCGGACCGAAAGACCTGTATACGCAAAATAGTGCGTTTTATGTTGGTGGCCTGCAGGTTGCAGCACTTCTGAAGCATGAGTTTGTTCCTGAGCGCCTCCGGTATAGTCGCATCAATGATCCTATCGTCGGCGTTAGTTTTACTGGTCTGTTCGACTTCTTCGTGCATGCCTTCGGCGCTCCGTGGCTCAAGTGGATGATGGAAGGGCGCCCTGAAGGCTATACCTCCGCATTCTACGAAACTAAAGAAGCAGAATTTCTCAAGACTTGGCGCGAATGGGCCGAGCGTGGCGTGCGCGACTACTGTCGCGAAGAAGGGATCCGCGTGCCGAATCGCTTCACAACCGTGCAGCCCGCCGGCTCCAAGAGTCTGTTGACTGGCGCTTCCCCTGGCTGGCACCCCCCGAAGGCGCAGCGCTTCATCCGCCGCATCACCTTCGGCGTGGAGGATCCGCTTGTGAGCGCACTGCAGGACTATGGATACTCTGTAATCCCTGCCCAGTCTGCTCGCGACGAGAACGGCAACCTGCTGGACGATATTAAGGATCCACGCGTGCGCGAGGTGCTTGTAGAGATTCCCACTGAGGTATCCTGGGCAAATCTTCCTGGCTGCGATGAGTTCGATCTGAGCCAACTGCCGGTCTCTGCTCAGTGGGGTCTGTATATGCAGGTTCAGAATCATTACACAACCCATAACACCTCGGCCACACTGGAGTATCGGGAAAACGAGATCGATTCCCTGTCAGAGTTGATCTACGAAAATATCCAGAACGACGGCGGCTATATCAGCGCTGCCCTATTGGCTCGCTTTGATGCTAACGAAACATTCCCACGCCTGCCCTTCGAGCCTATTAACAAAGAGACATACGAGCGTCTTCATAACATTGTTCTTGCTAAGCGCAGTGTTCTGTCTGATGATACGTCTATCCTTGACATACTGAAGGGCTATGATAACAGTGCCTACGAACTGAAAGGTGCTGCTGGCTGCGACAGCGATAAATGCCTCGTTGCCGCAACCAAAGATGACGACCAAGTAGGTAAAGCGATCTGATGACTTCTCACGACCATTACGGTCAAGAGGTACAGGAGGCCCTGAAGTACTTTCAGGACCTCTTTGTTACCTACAATGCCTCAGCGAATCATCGCTGGAAACTAGATGCTACGCATCGCTCAGATGTGATGCAGGATGCCTGGAACAGACTTGCTAAGGCACGCAAGAAAGAAACAGGCGTCGCTTACTACATTCCGCCAAAAGAGCAATGAGCACTATTGTTGATCATCAGATCATTCAACAGGTTAGGAGGGGTCGACTGATTGAGCCGTTTAATCCGTCGCAGTTAAATCCTGCATCATATGATGTTCGACTGGGACCGATAGTCCTGATAGAAGGCCTGGCCATTGGCCCAGAAGAGAACCGTCGCCGTTGGCAGGAGGTTGATATTACCAAAAAGGCTTACATGATGAAGCCAAATGAATTTGTATTAGCATCTACTGAAGAATATATCAACGTGCCTTCTAGTCTTGAGGCAGTATTTCAACTCAAATCGTCTCGCGGCCGGGAAGGGTATGAGCATGCACTGGCTGGCTACATAGATCCTGGCTTCAGTGGGAATGTTACGCTTGAGTTATCTAATCTAAATCAACGCCATTCGCTTCCGTTGGCCCATGGAATGCTTATTGGTCAGTTAAGATTTGCTAGTCTTAGTGCCACTCCATTACGTTCGTATGCTGAGACTGGCCACTATAATGGTGATGTCGGAGTACAGCCATCAAAAGCAGGAATGATGCCTGAATACGGAGAAAAATAATAGTATTCCGGCACACTAGCTTAGCACTTGGCGAGACGCTAGGAGCAGTCGCGGGCGCGATGCCACCTAAGAATTGGCCATGGAGATTCAACACCCCACAACAGATCAGGCTCTAGCGAGCTATCATAGACCTGAACTTTTGTCGCTTTTGCCAGGACTAGAACTGGCAAATGACTGCTGGAACCTTCTCGATACGGACGGCAGGGGGCTTGCTAAGAAGAAGTACCTCCATAAGGAGCCTGCTGAGCCTGAGGCGGCCTACAGGGAGCGCCTGCATCGCTCGACATATACTCCTGTCTATCGCGACTCTATCCGCGCCTACGCCGGTCTGCTGAATCGTTTTCATACGTTTGCTCTTCCCAAGAGCATGGAAGACGCGCAGGCAAATATTGATCTCCAAGGCTCGAGCCTGCAAAGTTTCTGGAATCGTTGCGACGAACTTGCCCTCAGGGACGGCGGTGTATTCGTCATGATCGATATGCTTCCCGAGACGGATGCAAACAATTTTATAGACCAGCAGAATGATGGCCGCCGCCCGTATCTGATTCTGATTGAAAGGAAGGATGTAATCAACTGGTCGGTTGAATATAAGAATGGTCGCGAATTTGTCAATCATGCAACAGTCAGACAGATCCGGTCTGTGCCTAATTCATCTGGATTTGGTGTGACAATTGAGCCGGTCTACTACGTCCTGCTTCCGAATCAGGTTGACACCTACCGACTGGACAAGAAAGACGGCAAGTGGATTCAGAGTTCTATTGGTCAACCAGTCCGCACCAGTCTGCCTGTTGTGCCCCTGATCTGGTATGGCTCGACTACCAGCAAGTTTGCTCAGGGCGATCTGCCGATGAATGGCCTTGCTGAGCTGAGTGTTCAGCACTACCAGATGCGTTCCGACCTGCAGGAACTGCTGCATAAGTGCGCCATGCCTGTGCCTGTACGCAAGGGGGCGCCGGTCGGTCCTGACGGTCGCCATGCACCGCTGATTCTGGGTCCAAACACCGCCATCGATCTCCCTGCAGAAGGCGGCGAGTTCGCCTTTGCCGAGCCTAGCGGCAAGAGCATCGAGCGCCACCAGGCAGAGGTTCAGCACCTGGAGATGCTGATGGATCGCTGCGGTCTGAACTTCCTGTACGGCGCCAATATCAAGACGGCCACGGAGGCGTCCCTGAGGGCCTCCCAGGTGGCCTCCCAGGTGGCTGCGCTTGTCAGGAATAAGATGTCCTCGTTCAAGGCCACCATGAGGCTCTGGGCGGCCTATTCCGGGGAGTTCGCTTCCCTGACTCCCGAGTCCGGTATCGCAATCAATGACTCGCTGATTAACCGCCCGCTCGATCCGAGTGGTATCGCTCAGATGGTCAACCTGTACAACACCAATCTCCTGAGCCGTCGTACCGTTCTCGACGAGCTGCAGCGAGGCGGCGTGATCGATCCAGACCTCGTCATTGAGGATGAAGAGGCCCGTATTGTTAAGGAAGAAAACAAGGCCAAAGCAGAGGCCCAGAAGCTAGAGGTTCAGAAGGCTCAGGCGCAGGCACAGGCTCAGCCACTGCAGCCCAAGGGGACGGAGCCGGTTACACAGAACCCGAATTCGGTAAGCATGCAAAATACTGAGGGAAAACCGAAGACAGAAACCAGTAAAAAACCTTAGGTAATGTTTCTGCGGGGGGAGACTAGTCTATAGTAAGACCGTCCTCGTTTTCCAATGGTGATCGCTCGCATTACCTTCAAAGAAGAAGACGCTAGCTACTGGGTTGATCAAAATCCGAAGTCGTACAGGATCAGGACGGTTATCGAGGTTGCATTCGAGTCGCCGGCAGCCCTGATCGAGCAACTCAAGCAGATCGAGGATGCCGTTGTCGATTGCGTTGCGATCGTCAATGGCAAGATACTTGCACTGACTGATTTCATGGTCTGACATGCTTGAGTACGGTCGGGCAGTCACTTCTCCAGGGGGATCGTTTCAGTATCTGGTGATCGGCCCGTGCTGCCGTCTCTTCGACCGCGAGGAGTTACCATGGCCGTGCTGCAGGCTTGCCTGGAAAGGTAAAGAGCCATCCTGGAACAGGGTTGGCCAGAGGTTTGTTCCTGATCTTGCCGCCTCCCGCTGTCCAAGTTATGCTGTACAGGCGGTGGACATCTGGGGGCACTCTTGGTCCCAGGTCTTGACCCTTTACTACCACAGGCTTTCAAAACAGGAGAAGGATTGGTGGGTGACGAAAAAACCAAAGAACAAACCGTACCCTGGACTCCCCTTCGCCGGGGCATAAATTGGTCCGAGATCCTGGATCGCCTAGGTCTTGAATCACCCGGCTATCTTGAGACCATCGAAAAGATGTACCAAGAAGGCAGGATCAAGAGGAAAGAGTAATGGGTCTGTTTTCAGAAGTCTTCAATAGTTGCCCGATCCTAGGGGAGGAATTCCTTGGATCGCTACAGACCAAAGACTTCGACTGTATATTAGATCGATACTGGATCTCTCCTAACGGCGAGGTCTTTAAGATCGATGGCAGGTTTGATATCGAGTCGAAAACATGGTACGACTTTGTCGTAAGGCCTTACAACGCGACAGTTGTTGCAAGGCTATACACAATTAAAGACGATAAATTCATCGAGACCTTTGCCTTGTTTAGGCTAGGAAAACTTATCGAGGTAGTACCCCAGAAAGGGGTGGAATCACTCCAGTTTTGAGTTATGCCGACAGCCCTCACACGCCTCAATGTCCGGGAATGGAACGTGGAATTCAAGGACGGAAAAAGCATGGTCGCTGCTGGTACGCATCCGGCAATGATCCATCATTACGTCAAATCTTTCTGGCCAGACAAGGAGATCGAAAGCATCACCATGCTTCCGACTGATGGCTGAATACTTCTGGCTACAGGTTCTGGAAGGCACCAGGATCACCCTGTTTTTCCTGGCCCTCCTGATGACAGCACTGTTGGGCGTCTACTGGTCCCGCTGATCTGCTATACTGGTCAAGAGCGCCATTATCGTCAGGAAATCCTGACAATGGAACACTAACCAGAGCGCTCTCATCCCGGTTTTACCGCCGATCATCTCCGGACTTGGCCGCTAAGTGGTAGCGGTGCTGAATTCTGTACTTACCATTGCTTAAAAAACTAATCTCGGCCTGTGGTATCGGCGCCATTGCTTGTCTTTCCGTTCTTCCCAGCAAGGCATCGAACTCTACAGTCTGCTCCAGGGCCTCGTACTATGGCCATGGTGACGTTTATCATGGCCGAACGACGGCCAATGGTGAGCGTTTCAATGGCTACGGTATCTCCGCAGCCCACCGTAGCTTCAAATTCGGCACTTTGCTCAAGGTTGTCAATCCAAGCACCAAGCGCAGTGTTGTCGTCAGGATCAATGACAGGGGCCCATTCGTGGCGGGCCGCGATCTTGATCTGAGCTACGGCGCATTTTCTGCTATTGCAAACCCGTCCTCTGGTGTGATCCCGATCTGCTACACGCAGTTGTCTTGATTTAATCTTAAGGGCTGGCTGGGGCTGCTATGCTGACGGCATAGTGGCCCTTTTAATGGTCGAGATCGTCTTTACTCCCGAAGAGAAAGCAAGGATCTTTGACGAGGGCCATCGGCGTCAGTCCTACAATGAAAGTAGGGGTCTTCGTGGCAGGAATAACGCCCCCTCAAAGGGTGCCACTGCCCTCGGAATGAACCTGATCGGTGCTGCTGCCGAACTAGCCGTTGCTCGCTACCTCGATATGGAGGAGCACTTATTTGCGGAAGTGGTTCCTGTTCGCGGGTCTTGTGACCTTCCTGGCATCGAAATTAAATGCAGGAGCAAGCACGGCTATGACCTGCTCGTGCAGACCGACGACAACATTCAAGATAAGAAGTATGTTCTTGTCACCATTGCCGACAAGAAAACACTGATCGTTGGCTGGATTGACGGCAAGGATGTTCCTGCTAACGCCGAAATCAAGGAGTATGTAAAGGGTCGTCCAGCATACGCAGTGCCACAAGGCAAACTACGTGGTATCGATGAACTTAAACAGTTGCTGTGTACTGATGAGCAATCCAGTCGGCTATAGCGACCTTAGGCGAGACATTGCAAGGACTGCCTGGTCTATCTGGTGTCCCACTAGACCATTACCGGCAGTCCCTCCTGAATTCTATAACATTGCAGACTATGCCATAAAAAGCGTTCACGAAAATGTCGATAAAATGATTAGCGAAACGATCAAAGCAAGACTCGAAAAATTGATTCTACCAGAATGAACCGAGAAGAGATCGAATCTTTAATAGATTCTAAAATCAGGCTCCACGAATTACGCGTGGCCGTCCTTTCGGGTATTCTTGGGCTGGCCCTGACGGCCGGGATCTTCCATGCCATTGCCTTGCTCAACCATGCCAGACTCAACTGATCTCACTCCTCTCGAGTGGGACGAGCTACAAGCCCTGAGAAGGGCGATTTCTGCCTATCCGGCATCGGTACATCCAAACAAAATGGAACGATTTACGGAACTCTTTGCGCGCACTCTTCAGGGTAAAGGAGACAGGGCTTATGTGTGAAAAAATGGCAACACTTCAGTTCCAAGGAGAACTATTTGAAAATACTTATACAGAAGAGCTAACAGTCTGCTACAGCCATGAATGTATCTGGATGGAGTCAAGGACCGCAGACTCGCCCCAGGAGCTAGATAATTCCGAACGCTATGAGTTCGACTTCGGCTCGCCAGAGATTGCTTACGCATCAGCAATGGCGGTAATCGAGATACTGGAGGAGGCAATTCCTGACATTAAACAGAACGCCAGACGGGTAGAAAAGATAAGAAAATACTAGGTAAACTCATGCATGGCCGACGAACGCAGGACATGGAACACTCCAGTCAGGCAAGACTGGAATGCTCCTATTCATCAATGCTTAAAAGCAATAGACTGCCATGTCTCTCTTTATCTAAAGACAAAGGATGAATGGCATCTAGAGAAGGCAGAATTCCTTAGAATGTATCTCCACGAACTAAAAACGTGGATACACAAGCAGGAATCTTTACCCCCTGATGGATTTTAGCCGCTGAAAGTACTTGAGCCCCGAGGACACCGTGTGGCTCTCTTCTTTCCTTCCTGGGGCATCATTCCACTTGATCATCATATCCTGGCGGAATGGACCCTTTTCGAAGGAAACATGAAAATTCTGTTCGGCGGCAAGCCCCACAAGTTCTCTGACAACTCCACTGTGTCTGAGCCTTTCATGGATCAGGAGTTCAGGTCTTTGATCGTATAACTCACCGTAGGCGTTGTATTCAGCCATGACTAATTGACTACTGGCTATTGTGCCGACATTCTAATGGATTATTTTTCCAGGTTATCCAGCATAAGAATATATACTATTATCGCCGCTGTTCCTGATAGAACTATGGCTAGTCCAAAACTTATATCCCAAGGAAAATCTACCATTTTACCTTGTTGGCCCAGTATGCAGCACTCATTTTACCTTTAGCGATATTTTTTGCGTGCCTTGCCTTGAACGACGCCCTTTTCGCTTTATCGGCAGCACTTTCTCCCTTGGTTGGGGGTTTTGTGTCTGCTCCCTGTTCTCCGAATCGAATCAACTTAACGCTATCTCCTTCCTTCGCCAGTACTACATGACTCTTGGTTGGATGGCTCGGTGTTCTCTTTGGTTTATTGTAACCATCAAGACCATTCTTTTCGAGTCTAGAGTCTTTTTTAGTAGCCATAGTACTAGAAGCGTTGCAAATAGTCTTCCTCGTGGAAGAATAGACTGATTGGTTGAATCAATGGCTAAACGTCCTGGCCTATACGCAAACATCGCTGCAAAGCGCAAGCGGATCGAGTCAGGCAGCGATGAAACAATGAGAAAACCTGGATCGAAGGGTGCGCCCTCTGCCCAGGACCGCCAAGAAAAAGAAGAAGTAACCACCTATGCCTACATGGCTCTGGCGATCAATAGCAGGCGTTGCAGCGATGATCTCCGTCGTTGCTGCGCTGCAATGGGGCGCCTGTCGCTTCTATGTGCTTCCCCAGGTCTGGCCCTGGTACGCCAAGTCGATCGGTGAGAAGGGCACGGCCCAGATCGATCCTACGCCGCTTGGATGCAGCGACACCGACTCACGGACGATCGCAGTCCTGATGGGCGTTCTGACCACTCTGATCTCTTTGAGCAGGAAGGCCGAATAGGAGCGGTGAGATTCGAACTCACCCTGAAACGATTTTAAGTCGTTTGCCTCTTCCGCTGGGCTACGCTCCCGTGGTAGGACCGTGGAGACTTGAACTCCATTCACTCCGTTATAAGCAGAGGGCCTTAACCCATAGGCGACGGTCCCACCATATTTTAGCGGTCTCGCCCAGAGTCCGTGTGGACTTACCCGAAAGACTTGATTTCCGCAAAGGATCGTCTATTCTGCCTGCAGCGCACCAGTCGCTCACAACCAATGCCACGACACATCAAACCACGCACCTGTCGCCGTCGCCTGATCGGCAAACGCATTCTCGACTTTGTCTCGACCTACGACATAGAAGGGAACGGAGGCGTTCCTGTTACTACGGCGCGGCAATTTGTCAAAGACAAAGGAATCTCCTGCCCTGCAGTGATCAAGGTTAAAAGGAACGAGTACACGACGGATATGTTCTTCTTGGCAGAGAAGGGCATGTTTGGCCTGGCGTATGCAGAATTCAACTGGATGCTCTTTCCCTCTCTGAAGAGCATCTATAAGTCATTCGATGAAAGGGAATTCAGTTCTCAGTATCGCCCAGAACTTTACTCGATAGACGAGGAGATGTACCTACCAGAATTCGCTTTTATTTAAGGATTGGCCCGCCGTATAATGTAGGCGTACTGGCCAGTACCTCTCGGCCGAGAGTTTATTCCAGATAGAGGAGGAGCTATCTGGAACCCAGCCATCAGGGCGTCGGGCCGACCCGGCGTTAAATCCCGTGAACGGGGCCCTGCTGCATGCCTCAGTAGCTCAGCGGATTAGAGCAATCGGTTTCTACCCGATTGGCCGCAGGTTCGAATCCTGCCTGAGGTGTTGATCGATAAGAAACGCTAATCTAAAAATGCTTGCGTTGGCTGAGCATCCGGCCTACCTTAAGGGAGTTCAAGAGACGAGGCCCTAGGCCATGCCCAAGATCACCAAGCCCATGCTGGCCGGCACCTTCGAGCCAGACAAAGCCAAGTTCCCCTATCTGGTCACGCCCAAGATCGACGGGATTCGATTCCTGATGGTCGATGGCGTTGCCGTGTCACGAACCTTCAAGCCCATCCGTAACAGCCACGTTCAACGAGCACTGGCGGCAGTGCTGCCTGATGGCGTCGATGGCGAACTGACATGCGGCGACACGTTTCAGTCCTCTTCGTCGGCGATCATGTCGATCGACGGCGAGCCCGACTTCAAGTGCTGGATCTTTGACTACGTGAGCCCCAATACGCCTGTGGTCGAGCCCTATAGCATGAGGATCTCCCATCCGATGCTCGCAACGCTCGAGTCTGTCCCTTTCGTCACCGTCCTGCGTCCGGAGACTGTTGCGTCTGCATCCGACCTGGCTGTGATCGAGCAGCGCTACCTCGACGAGGGCTTCGAGGGCGCTATGGTACGATCTCCTGGTGGCACCTACAAGTTTGGCAGGTCCACCGTTAAAGAGAACATCCTGCTCAAGGTCAAGCGTTTCCTCGACGACGAGGCCATTCTGGTCAATGTTCTCGAAAAACAGCACAACCAGAACGAGGCAGAACAAGATGCGTTCGGCAACACCAAGCGATCAACCTGTCAGGACGGCCTTATCGGTGCCGATACTGCCGGTACGCTCGTCGTACAGCGACCTGACGGCCTTCAGTTCGGCATTGGAACAGGCCTGGACGACGCCCTCCGGGCCCAGATCTGGGGCAATCCAGACGCATACGTTGGTCGTATTGTCAAGTACAAGTATTTTCCTGTCAGTATTAAGGAAAAGCCAAGGCACCCTGTATTTCTGGGCTTTAGGGATTCGGAGGACCTATAATGGTATTGAAGTAAAAGTCTTCTCATGTCTGATTTTTGGGCCGGCAAGTCCTACGGCGAACAGCGCTACGAACGACTGGTCGAATCACTGGATGAATACGTCTCCGATGACGATGCACCAGACCTGATCGCTGAGATCAGGAAAGGACTAGCAGAAATCAAAGAGCATCCGCTCAAGCAAGTCAAAAAGATCACTAAACTCCAAGAGTTTTTTGATTCAAAACCAAGTACTAATTTCATTGTTGAAGACTGATGTATCTCAAGGAATTCCTTGTAACGACAGAGAATGGCCAAGTTAAACTCTTGGCCTTTACAAAGATGGCAGCAATGCTAACAGCAATGGAACTCACCTTCTCTCATCGCATCATTTCCATTACCGAGACTTCAGAATGGTGAACGCAGAGCCCTACAGCACAAAACTAAAAATCGAACTGACCAGCCACAGTACGTCGGAAGACGAGCCTCCTAAGATCAGTACGTCTATCGAGGTGGATCTTACTGACGAGAATGTCCATGCGTGGTTCACCGTATTCTCTAGGGTGCTTCTTCAGGCAGGCTTCTCTGACTATGTAGTCATGAGCGGAGCAACGAAACTTGCATTCAACGAATGGCGTACTCCGGAGGATATGCGTAAAGTCGCAAAGGAGTACGATCTGGTCTTAAAAGAAGACCTTCAGACCTTAGAAAATGATGAAGAAAAGTCCGATGACTGAGCACAACAACCCTAAGGAGCTTATCCTGACTGTGGTGATCTTCATGTCTGCCATTGCCGGCCTGTCGATCGCCGCCGCATCCAAACCGGATACCGTTCCATCGGTCCCTCCAGCCCCGCGCTTCAGGACCGTTGACTCCTATCATGGATGCGATATTGTTCGCTACCAGGACGACACCAACCGCTGGCACTACTTCCTCGACTGCACTCCCAAAGACTGAAATGCCAGGCTATCTCTACAAAAACAAGACGGACATCGAGTACTACCTGATCTGGGCAAGTCGTCCTTTGCCAAAAAACAAGTTCTCGAAGTACCGTGGCGTACAAAAGAACAACAACCCTGACAAGCCCTATCGCGTTGCTATACGCTTTAAGGCCCGACAGCACATCATCGGTACATTCACCGACGAGATAGCCGCAGCCAAGGCCTACAACGAGGCAGCCCTTCGCATCATCGGAGAGGCCGCCCGCCCACTCCTGAACGAGATCCCCGAAACCACAGAACAGCATGGCAACAAGTGAGCAATGGGCCGACATCGAGCAGTGGGCCACGCAGACAGCATCGTCCTGTGATGCCTGCCTCCTTGAACTGAATGAACGCCTCAAGTCGCTCGAAGAAGACTGCTACGAAGACAATCGAAGTAGTCGCTTCGTGATCGAGGCACTTGTCCGCCGCATCGAGGCCCTGGAGGCCAAATTGAAAGATTAAACCAACAAAATGGAACAGCACATCCACACCGTCAAGATCACTGGCAATTTGACGTTTGATTCGCGCTTTTCAAATTTCAAATCGGCATTTAATCATTTTATTGCCGATCCGAACAACGAAGGCCTTCAGTTACAGGTAACTGATATGATAAACACTGACCTACCATCCATGGAGATCGGTGTTAAGATATCAGTATCCAATGTTTACAATAGTTCGGCACCAATGCGTTTTGCTAAGCCTGATGCAAAAGTTGCGCAACAGAAGCCAGTACTGCGCACGAATCCAACAACTGGCACCGATGCTTGCTTCTATTAACCAATGACACCAACCGAGTACAAGCGCAATGCGCGTTGGAACTGTTTAGCAGACTATGATTACTTTGCTAAACTAGACGACTTCATCGAAGTAACCGAATGGTACAATGGTGAAGGGTTTGACGTTCAACTCAGCACCAGTGCTGGAGAACAACGTATGTCATTCAGTTGGGGTGAATACTCAGCACTAAAGGCAACATTGGGAAACTGGACCGAAGATCAGGAGGAATCCGATGACTGACATTAAACCACCAAATTGGGCTGTACGCCAGTGGCTCGACGATGTAGAAGAGGACTCTGTAGAGGATATAGCCTTCTACATCGCAAAAAAGTCCGCTAATTGGGGCTACGAGCAACACGAAAATAGCCCACTTCATGAATTTCATGCCATGGCTGCATTGCTATTTACAGACGATGACTGACATTACCTTCAATCTACCAATGGTAGTGGTACGGGAGTGGTGTAAAGACGCTAACTTATCAGGTGCGTTTTACGATGATGAAAACTGGGCGTACGAACAGCACATCGCTTCCTGGGCCTCTCAATATGGCGCCGATCGGGAATTGGAGGCGTGCTGTGAGTGGCTGAGCAAGTACCGTAGCAAGATTCTTGCGGCAGACTTGCGCTATGTGCGCCGCCCCAAACCGCCGTCACTGAAGGAGCAAGCGCTGGAACTAGCAAGGCCAGCAGGAACAGAAGGTGCCCATGTCACGTTTGGTCCTGAAGAGCTTGCACTTATCCGCCGCGCCCTTGAACAACTTCCCGATCACAAGTAGTCGCTTCCACTAATCACCCATGACACAACAACATCCCATCACTCTGCCTCCGGAAGTGTTGCAACAGTTACGCAGTAAAGCTCCTGCT